TAAAGGGAAAATCATCGTGGCGGGCGAGATCACCTGCAGCGAAAAAATTAACATCCGACTTATCGTCAAAAATGTACTTCGTGAGGTGGGATACAATCCTTGGAGATTTACAGTATTTGTTTTTGTACATCATCAAAGTGTAGATATCGCTGCTGGTGTAGATACAGCACTTGAAGCAAGAAATGGAATAGTTGATCCATACGGTTCCATCGGTGCTGATGATCAAGGCACGGTATATGGCTATGCTACCAACGAAACCCGTGAACTGCTTCCTCTACCTTTACTTCTATCACATAGAATCGTTAAGCGCATTGATGAATGTCGCAAGGGAAAAATCATCAAAGGCATTCTGCCAGATGGTAAAGCGCAAGTCACTGTTGAGTATGATGGGGATAAACCTATCCGCGTTAAGACTGTGGTAGTTTCTGTTCAGCACCACAAAGATAAAACCCAAAAGCAGCTAGAATCAGATATCTTAAACAACGTGCTCTGGCAGTGCTTCGAGGATTTCCCACTGGATGATGATACAGAAATTCTCATCAATCCTTCAGGCAGATTTGTTGAGGGTGGTCCTGCTGCTGACACTGGACTTACTGGAAGAAAGATCATGGTCGACACCTATGGTGGTCTGGCTTCTCATGGCGGCGGCGCACTCTGTGGAAAGGACCCAACTAAAGTTGATAGAAGCGGTGCCTATATGGCTAGATATATTGCTAAGAACATTGTTTGGAGCGGGCTTGCTGATAAATGCGAGGTCGCTATTTCTTATGCCATCGGTAAAGCAAATCCGGTTTCAGTAAATGTAACATCATTTGGCACAGGAAAAATCAGTGATGAAGGTCTAGGTGAACTGGTAAAAGAGATTTTTAACTTGAGACCAGCTGCTATCATTGAAAAACTACGCCTAAGAAATGCAATTTATTCAGATACAGCAACATATGGACATTTCAACTCCTCTCTCTTCCCTTGGGAGAACTTGGATTTCAACCTAAACTTAAGAAAGGCGGCGGAAAGATATGAAGATTGAAAAACTGAAAACTAAGCTCTTACTCCCCGCCGACTATAACCCCCGTAAGGATTTAAAACCCGGGGATGCAGAGTACGATAAACTTAAACGCTCTATTGAGCAGTTTGGTTATGTTGAACCGGTCATCTGGAACAAGACCACTGGCAGAGTTGTCGGTGGCCACCAGAGATTAAAAGTGCTCCTGGATTTAGGAATGACCGAAGTTGAGTGTGTGGTCATCGAGATGGATGAAGATAAAGAAAAGGCGCTCAACATTGCCCTCAATAGAATCAGTGGCGACTGGGACAAGGATAAACTGGCTCTTCTTATTGCTGATCTCCAAGGTGCTGACTTTGATGTTTCCCTTACTGGTTTTGATCCTTCTGAACTGGATGACCTGTTTAAGGATTCCCTGAAGGAAGGAATTCACGATGATGAATTTGATGTGGATGCTGAGCTGGAAAAACCCGCCATGACAAAACTGGGTGACGTCTGGAAGCTTGGTCCCCATAGACTGGTCTGTGGCGACTCTACAAAGGCTGAAACCTTCACGCTTCTAATGGATGGAAAGCTGGCAAACCTGGTAGTGACAGATCCCCCTTACAATGTAAACTATGAAGGCTCTGCTGGTAAAATCAAAAACGACAACATGGGTGATTCTGCCTTCTATGAATTCCTCCTGGCTGCCTTTACCAATACGGAATCTGTCATGACCCAGGACTCCTCTATCTATGTCTTCCATGCAGATACAGAAGGGCTGAACTTTAGAAGGGCATTTTCTGAAGCGGGCTTCTACCTCTCCGGCACCTGCATTTGGAAGAAGCAATCTCTGGTCCTTGGTAGGTCCCCTTATCAATGGCAGCATGAACCTGTGCTATTTGGGTGGAAGAAGAAAGGCAAGCATAACTGGTACGCCGATCGAAAACAAACGACCATCTGGGAATTTGAAAAACCTAAGAAGAATGGCTCTCATCCAACAATGAAGCCCGTGGCTCTTGTGGCCCATCCAATCATTAATTCAAGTCTCAGTAATTGCATTGTCCTCGATCCATTTGGCGGTTCTGGTAGTACGCTTATTGCCTGCGATCAGACCCAGCGAATCTGCCACACCATTGAGCTTGATGAGAAGTTCTGTGACGTTATAGTCGAAAGGTTCATTTCCGGAGCACAGACTTCAGATGATGTCTATCTCCTGCGTGATGGCAAAGAATACCGCTACAGTGACCTCCCTGAAAATAAATAACACAACTATCGAAAGATAGACTTGCTATTAACATCACTTAGAGTGATATATGTAGTAAGCAAAAAAACAAGGAGGTCAATACCATGAAAATCAATTACAACGTAACTGGTAATGAACGAAAAAAGCTGGTGAAGCTCATCAGCGAAATCACAGAGGTTCCCTCAAAGTACCTGGGTGTTCCATCCTGCGCTTACCAGGTCGGACATTACCACATCGGAAAAGACGGAGAGCTAACCTTTGATAGCGAAGTGTCTCAGGAGGACACCAAGTCACTAATGAAAAAGCTACTTGATGCAGGGTTTGAAGCTGAGGTGGATGAACCCACTCCTGCTGAAGCAGAGACCGAGGAAACTGGACTCATCATCCAGATTCCAAAAGACTCCCTCTCCGATGATGACTTGGAAAAGCTATCCAAACTGTTAGTGGCAAAAGGAAACCTCATTAAGAAAGCTTTGAATGTAGATGCCCTTCCCATTGAATCCGACGAAGAACGCATCAGCTTCCCTTGGTTTTCAAAACTGCCAAATCCAGAGGAGATAAAATCCTACTCCCAGTTCATTACAAAGCTTTGTGAAATGGCAAAAACCCAAAAGAGAATCACTGTAAAAGAAAAAGTAGTCGATAATGAAAAATACGCATTCCGCTGCTTCCTTCTCCGCCTCGGATTTATTGGAGAAGAATTCAAAACCCACAGAAAGATTCTCCTTCAAAACCTATCCGGCAGCAGTGCTTTCAAAGGAGGTGCTCCTAGTGAAAATCATCAGTAAAGAAAGACTGGCCTACCTACGTAAGCAGTATCCTGCTGGCGCCAGGGTCCAGCTCCTTTGGATGGATGATGTGCAAGCACCTCCATCGGGCACAAAAGGCACCGTGTGGGGTGTGGATGACACAGGCTCCATCATGGTTCAGTGGGACAACGGGAGTAGCCTGAATGTGGTTTATGGCATTGATTCCTGCAAGGTAATCGATGAAAAGTCCAGGGAGGAGGCATAGCAATGAAGGCATTATTTGGTCGAAAGTTCTACAATTTAAAAGAACTACGAGAGGCAACTGAAGAAGCAAAGGAAGATGGTGTCATTGGTTCTGACTACACTGTGATTCGAGTTGTTGAGCTAAGTGATTTAGAATTTAAGAAGTTCACCAGCAACTTCCTAGAGGATCAGTCCTGGATCAAGAAGTCAGATGGAGGCACCAACGAAAAAGGTGAGCTGCGATGCATTAGAGTCGTCAACAAAGACACTGGTGAAAAGATCCTCACAAATCCTGAAGGTTATGACTACCCACGCTACACAGCGATTGAAGATTAAAATGAAAACCTGCTCTATTACTACAGAAATGACTTGCTATTATTCTCGTTTAGAGTGATATATGTAGTACCAAAACAAAACCACACTAAATGGAGGATGAGAACATGAAAGAAATCAAAGTATTTGAGGAAGCAAAAGCAAGTGGCGCAAACTTTAAGGAGTCTGGAATCAACAGCACCATGTACTGGGCCTATGAAAGAAGTAAGGAAGCAGGAAACGACACCATCGACTTTTCTGAGGTCATTTGGGATTACGACATCGAACCCATTGTTAAAGCCTGCAGAGCGTACGGAATAGACCACATTACCATTTCAAGCACCTTCTCAGGATTGATTGCAACCCTAGCCGAATTTGAGAAGCATGGCTGCAGGATGGATGGGCTGACCAAGGTTAAGACAAGCCACACCGACTGGCAGACTGGCGAAAAGCAAATTCTACCAGCCATCTTGGTTAGGATTTAAGGAGGGCTTATACCATGTGGAGAGAAGGCAAAATCGAAGTAGAAAACAGAACCATTAATTACTGGATTAAAAGCTTTGACTTAGGCTCCCCTTACGGCATTGATGAGGGTAGGATTTCAAAACTGATGCTAAAGCGCGATGGCCAGATCATTGCAAACTTTGATAGAGGCTGGGACATTGAACCCATTGATACCAATGCGCAAGCTGCACTTAAAATTTTGATGAAGGAATACAATTAAAAACAAGATAGAAACGCATAACGGAACAGAGCTACATGGCTCTTTTCCTCGTTACAGAAGACCTTAGGGTCTATTTTTTATGTCTTTTTAAAGGAGCATTCCTGTAAGGAACTAAATACGAGGGAAAATCAATGATTTTGAAGAATGCAAAAAAGAAGCCCCTTTGGTACGATAGTGAG